TAAAACAACTTCTAACAGTAGTGGCATAGGATTCACTGGGCTATTAACGATTACGTTTATCGTATTAAAGCTAACAGGTGTCATAGATTGGTCGTGGTGGTGGGTACTTTCGCCAATATGGATTAGCACATCATTAGTACTTCTAATACTAGCCATAGGTATACCGATATATCTTGTTGGCGAAAAGAAGCGTTGGTGGTAGTTATGACCAAAGCCACCCAACCCACTGAAGCCCTACAAGTAGAACGAGAACGACTAATAGGAAAGGGGAATTAAATATGAGTGACGAAGAAAAGACTATCAAGAATATTCAGAGATGGGGACTAATGGTCGCTACAGCGTCATGTACTCTCGGCCTTGTGCTTGGTGGATGTGTTGGACTTCTGATTGGGATGTCGCTATAAAAGACGCTCTGCCTAGAACATTAACAATTCAATAGCGTACATGGCTCGCTAGTAGTTAAGACCGTAGTTCCGAAGGCGTGAACAACATCGGCGCTCTGGCTACTAGCGAACCATGTACGCTATTGAACAATTAAGCTTATGGTGCTGGTAGTAAGTCGTGAGTCCACGCAACAAGTACGAGTATGGCAGAGGGCAACGTTGCGGAGAAGGGATACCGTACTCCACAGCCGCATCTTGCTTGCTACCAGTACCATGCGCTTAATTAACCGAAAGGAAATTTTATGAAAGCAGAATTTATGGGAAAAACCATCACGAGTGTCAAAGGTGGATTCGTCATTTTTGACACTATACTGCACAGGGTTTATCCCAAGACAGTCGAAGGACTGCTCGAACTAACTAAAGATATTGAGGAGGCTCACACATGGAAAAAATAATGATGGGTTCGGTCAACATGGTCAACGGCGAAGGCTTGCCCTACCTGAAGGAGCAAATGCTGCGCGTATCAAAATTTGGCGTTGAGCAGTACTTCATGGACATTATCTGTGGGCCAGACCAAATCAACGAAGCAATAGCCATATTACGTGAATTTTACGTGCTCACAGGCGAGTTGCTGCCTCGGCTGGACAAGCGGTGCATATTTACCGCAATAACGTGTGACGAGGCTGTACGGCCGGCGATAGCGGCATTAACTTTTAGAACTGGTGGACAGAAATTCCCCATTTTAGATATTAACCCCTCAAGAAAGGCTTCAAAAAGATGATTTTAACTCTAAAAGCAATAGTAATCACGGCGTTCTTTGACCTAGGAATCGTCATGCTACTCGCACAGGACACGACAACTTCATTTATCGGCTATGTTATGACGTTCGCAGCGGTCGTGCTGTTGATGCGTATTCGGAGGTCATAGGCATGAGTAAAGTTTTATTACTTGATAAGACCAAAGACGTTGACCCTGTGACTGGAACGCCAATCAAAGACCTTATGTTCACATGGTCGGATTTTTACGGCCAAGCCAAATCAAATGAAGGCAGGTATTACCAGCTACTTGTACCTAGCTATACTGAAGACCATCCGGGAAAAGAGATGTATCAGAAGATGGAGAACAATAGCAATTTAGTGATTACTAATAACGAAAAGGACACATGATGAATGACCAGTTTGTAAATATTTTTGTAATATCATTTTGTATTAGCTTTGTTGTTTCCGTGATTATTACTTCTGTAGTTTTAACCATCATATCGCGAGGTAAATAGCTATGACTACATTGGACATAGAGCAGAACGATAAATACCTACGAGAAGTGCTGTATCAAGTGTGGCGTGACGGTAGAGATGGCATAGACCGCTACGACTCAGTAGTTAAGGCTGAGGATTGCATCAGAGACACTTACGCCCAACGCCTCGCCAACGAGCAGAAACGCAAAGCCTTGGCATTAGCGAACGGATTTGTGCATGAATTTGAGCACCAAGGTTTTGTACATATTTCAGAGTGGGACGCATGGCTTGATGATACCCAACCAGCCCAAGTAGAGCAGAAAGAGAGTACCTAAATGAAACCAAAAAATGCAGACAATTTTCTAGTCGAGATTACGCCCGAAGTCATGGACTTGCTAAACCGTATGTATATGAACGTAGACGAGGAACCGATTGTAGAGCTGCATTACAGCCCACATTGGCCACGTAAATCGAAAGAGAGTGAAAGCAAATGAGTAACGAATTATCATTTTGGGAAGCAGTGAAGCTACGATTTGCACGAGGCGAAGACGTGGTAGTAAAAGTTACGCACTCAAACACTGGCATTGCATGGGCTGGGTTCTGGATAGGCCTAGGTCTAATGTTAGCGGCAGCAGTAATCAAAGGAACATTGGTAATCAGATGACCGCTGCCTCACAACCTACACCACAGAGCGATAGTGAACCTAGGGCTAGTGAACACCCTGCGGAATATAGAACTTGGGGCAATATGAAACAACGTTGCTACAACGAAAATATACCAGCGTATAGGAATTATGGTGGTCGAGGTATTACTGTCTGCGATGAGTGGTTACATGACTTCAAACAATTCTTCAAGGATATGGGGGAGAAACCCAGTAGCAAGCACAGTATTGACCGCGTAGACAACGATAAAGGCTATTCGCCAGATAATTGTCGTTGGGCTACTAGCACTACTCAGTCACGCAACACGAGGGTGAATAAAAGAAACCGAGTAGGTCAGAATGGCGTTAGGTGGAAGCAGAGCCATAATAGGTGGGAGGCCAGAATTTCGGTTGCTGGTATGGTAACGCTTATTGGCAGCTATGCTACCAAAGAAGAGGCCATAGCGGCTCGCAAAGCTGCTGAAAAGACATATTGGGAAGGTGATAAGGGTTACGAGCTAGCCCGCTTGCATAAACTTGGTGATATGACTAGTGTTGGCGTGAACAACCCTCGTGCAAAGGTAACGGAGCAGGACGTTTTTGAGATACGTGAAGCTAGTGAGCATGGCGTACCAGCGATGAAGCTGGCGGACAAGTACGGGCTATCCTATAGGAGCGTTCGTGACATTATCTGCGGTGTTACTTGGAAACACCTAGAACACCAACCCAATACCAAACAACCTAACGAGGAGGCTCCCAATGCCTAACCAACCCGAACAGCCAAAGAGTGATTGGCTTTTAGAGATACTCCTATCCACTATGTTCAATGCCAGTGATATACAAGAGAGGTATTACAAGCGACAAATCGAATCGATACAAACTGTTGCGGACATGCGTAAGAACGTTGTTGAACAAGCAGCCCAAGCCATCCGCTCTCAACTCAAAGAGAGGCTAGTAGCAGCTATGCCAAATGAACGGGAACGCTATGGGCCAATGAACGAAAACGGAGATTACTGCCTAGATGAGTACATAAACGGCGGCTTCAACGAAGCTCGCACCCAAGCTATCAAAGCCATTGAAAAAGAACTAGGAGGAGAGGCTCTTAATAAAGGAAACGAGGAGTAATGAAATGAACATAATAAAAAAGTGGCGAATTAAAAGATACTGGAAAAAGAAGTTCGGGTGGACGCTATGAACACTCTATCAGAAATACTAGAAAACCTTGTTGATAAAACATTTGGTCTACACAGTTTGAAAGAAAAAGAAGTTGCCAAAGCCCTATCCAAACTACAACAACGTGAGGCTGAACTGGTGAATGAAGTGCTGGATAGGCTAGAGAAATGGACTCAGCAAAACAAGCATGACATGGGTGAAATGGGAGAGTTTATTAGAACTCAGTATGTGCATAACAAGATAAAAGAACAGCGGGAACGTGCCTCTAAGATGGGAGTGAAGCTGGACTATGATAAAATAGGTGATGAGAGCCTTTAAGGCCAACAATGCGTCGCTACGAGGACGCATTTTTGGTATAATGAGAGTACCAAATGCGTAAAACCATCAAAATTACTGAAGAATCCACGCGAGCTCGCAAGATCACTGTAGAGGTCGAGCAAAGCTGGAAACAATATATAGAACAATAATAGAACAGCCCCACACACCGTAGGGCTGTTTTGCTATGTCTTTTAAATCTAGCCGTTGTTCGAAGCTTTTTTGAATGTGCTAGTCAAACCGATAGCTCCTAGCGCGTACAGGAGGCCCTGTGCGACGCTTATATCAGTCACGCCGATATATACGTCAACTAGAGCTACCAAAACGCCTACAGCGAACGCTACGACGATTGTGGCCCATCCTACTACGCCGGGTGCGGCCATTTTGACCATTTGCACGACTGCTACTATTACAAGTGGTATAAATAATGATGCTGCTACTAATTCCATAATTCCTCCTTATGGTTACTGTACTATCATACCACTATTCCCAAATATCGCCACTTTCAGCAGCTAATTTGTTAGCTAATTCGGCGGCAGCTGCTAATTTTTTTACAAGCTCTATCCCAAGATCGCGAGGGACGACTCCATTCTCGAATCGCTCCTGTTCGTCCATCATTTCCATCACCCCAACCCCTAGGTATCAGTCGCTATATATAAACTGGCAAACGCATACCCGATGACACTCGACGTGCCGCCGACACTGCACCAGCCCTGAGCACCGAGTAGCGTCGTATTCGACGGTATGTTCGTATTTGTATTCGCCGTGAACACCGTGCCATTTACTAGGTCAGTAAACTCGAAGTAAATAGTCGTACCGTTTGGTGCGCAGTACATTGCTAGTTCATACAGTGACGTTCGGTCAACGGTCGGCACTGCTATGCCTGTGTCTATTTTTGTGGCGGTACCAGAGGCATCGTTGTGCATAATCTGAATGTTGGTGTCGGCAGCATCCCAGCCAGCACCTAGGAGGTTCACGTATGTACTCGGCTCAACATCAGTCGGTGCCGTTATAACATTCCTGAGCCCAGTGAACGAGCGGGTAGTCGCAGTAGCTACACCGGTTGCTGGGCCGAACGTCGACACGTACCAGAAGCCACCACGTCCAGCCGCGTTACCCGTACCGTATTGTGCGGCGGCGGCTCGATAACCTGCGATGGCTGTCGTTGCAGCAGCGGTAACAAGATACTCAATGCGTCTCGACCAAGTGTGTAGGTTTGTCGTAGCTACGTTAGCGGCAGTAGCCGTACCAACTGCCGTAAAAGCGAAGCCGTTCGTACTAACAACCGTACCGTTACCTGCTGCACTCCACCAAGCTACCCTATTTCGAGCAAGTGACTCTTGCAGAGTAGATGGCACCCCATTTGGCCCAATAAATGCTGGTTGTATACGGTTGGCAACAGAGCGTCCGAATAGATTGATACCACCAGCGGCTGGGGTAGAAGGAGTCGAAATTGATGGCAAGCGTAGGTTGTCGTTCTCTACCTCTATATTTGCTGCGCCCGCAAACGCGCCACCATTGTTATACTGAACCTCACCAGTAGAACCACCGGGAGAACCTCCACCTCCACCCGCGGCATTGAGGGTAGTACCAGTCAGCGAAAGATTAGTACCGAGTGTTATCTCTTCTATTACACCAGTGCTAGCCGTACCACGGCCGAGCAATTTATTAGTGTTCATAGAGTCTGTCTTTTTATTTGCAGCAGTTATACGCGCGTCCGCTGCGGTGTCGAAGTCACTGATCGTTGAAGCAGTTTGTGTGCCAGTATGGTTAGCTCGTGCCTTTAGGTTGGCGTCTGTATCGTTTGCGGTGGCACCAGTGGCAATACCCGCCAGCTTGGTATCATCAGCGGCAGTAAACACATGATTGGTCGTGCCATCTATGGTTGAGTCAGCAGATATATTACTGAGCGTGTTAGCTGCACCAGAAATAGTTTTGTTGGTCAGGGTTACGCTGGCGGCATTCTTCGTTGCATCAGACGTGTTATCGACGTTGCCAAGCCCTACGTCGCCTTTCACAAGAGCAAGGTCGGTTTTTACTTGAGCCATCGAACGATTCGTCCATGCGCCAGCTTTGCGTTGAATAATATCGTCATTTGTGGGCGCAAGAGCCGCGATATCCGTTAAGTCTTGGTCAGCGTTCTGCTTAGAGGCTGCAAGCCCTGAATATTGAGTATTGGTAGCATTATCACCAGTATTGGTGCCTGAAGTGTTGCCAATGACAGTCAGTTGAGCGTCTGTGACATACCGCTTATTAGTCGAATCAGCTATATCAGCTGTAGTCGCATCAGCACCAGCCGTCACTAATCCCTTGGTGTCATAAGTCACCTTAGTTTTTGTAGCACCCGTAATAGCGCCATTTGGCACAACACCAACATTTGCCCCTGTAGCTATTCCCGCGAGTTTTGTCTTCTCCGTCGCAGAGTAAGCCTTGTTCGTCGTTCCATCTGGCACAACATCTTGAGTAAGTGTCTGCATTGTTTTGTCGCCGCGGTAATACTGAGAAGAGGTTCCAGCTGTAATGGTAGGTTCTTTTGCCGCTAAATCAGCAACAAGACCTGTAACGTCGCCCTCGGCATGAGTGTGGGAGGTATTTGCCTTGCCAGCCAATGCAGTAGTGACGTCTGAAGCCTCAGCAAGACCAATGACGTCGCCTGTCCGTGCGTTGACAGAGCTAACAGCTCCACCACCACCAGCCGCTGGCTCTACCCATTCAGTGTCTAAATCAGTGTCGGAAGCTTTTGCAAGTACCTGACCTGTTGTACCACCTATAGGAACACCAACGCCATCGTTGCCGGCAACACCCGCTGGGCCCTGTGGCCCAGTTATGACACCTGTCCCTATCGATTGATGATAGACGGCAGCTAATGGGTTGCTACTAATAATCTCATCAACACTCGCAACAGTCGTGCCTGTCGTCGTGCGGAGCTCTACAGGAATGATTATCTCATCCATGGCTATACTCCGAAGTCAGTTACAACTTGAAAGCTAAATCTTAAAGGAGTAAAGGTGTTTGTAGTTGCTGGTGACTTTGACAGCTCGATGTCGCCATAGTAAGTAGTACCGGGGGCTAATCCCTCAGTAACAGTAGTCGCAAGCTGGTATGATACTGTGTTTTCATCTACCGTACACGCTTCTTTGTCTACGATTGCGTCAGTGTTGTCCGTGGGGGTGGGGTTTGCTGTAATCGTGATCTTAGCATCCCATCCAGTCAAGTCAAACGGAGTCCCGTTCACTGTTATTGGAACAGATATAAGTGGCGTATCACCGCGGACGATTGAGTCTAGTTTTATAATCTTAGGTTTGGCCATAATTATTTCCTCTTTATTAGTGAACTGTGGATGTATCTACGGCCCCAAGTCTCACCCCATTTAGAGCTCGCTCTGATAGTCTGACCTTTGACAAAACGACGAATATAGACTACATACCCTTTGTTCTTCGCCCCTACCGACTTCGAGTGAGTGGTCGGTCGCGTTCGGATATTTGAGTTATTGTACTTCACAACATAGGCGGGAGCTTCTTTATATGTCTTTACTCTGTAATATCGAGGGCTACCGACACGCCAAGAAGCAACAAGTGGGTCGATACGGCTTGCGTAGACACGCTGCCCAGCGACTATTTTACTTGGTGTACCCTTCAAACCAACATTCTCTTCAAAGACAGTGTTACGGCTCGCAAGAACACCTATGTGCCCATAACCCCCACCGTCAGAAGGCCACACAACGATGTCGCCTCGCTTGCGAAGCAGTGAGCTGACTCTTTTGGCATGACCTTGTGCGACTAAAGTATTGCCGAAGTCTTTAGCGTGACCTCGTGCAGCCTGTGGGTTTGGTACGGAAGTCATCTCTTCAAGGAACCCCTTTACAAGACTTACGCACTGCCCAGTAAGACCAGCTGGGTAACCTCTAAAAAACTTATTGAGGCCAGCTACTGCCCACATCGAAGCGTTTGGTTTAGCAGACATCTTCTTCTACCTCTATATTAATAGCTATGGCAGGGACAGCTACCTCTTGAGTTTGTGGAACTGATTTAACTGTCCTAGCCATAATATTAATCTTTCTTCTCAGAATCTTCTGTTTTTGCTTCAGGTTCATCAACCTCACCGACACTACGGTCAGCGACGTCTTTTTCGTGATTTTCTAAAGCAGTTTGACGAGCTTGCTCGAAATTAGCTTCGCGCGTTTTCTGACGCTCACTGAGCTCAGTAGTTTTTTTATTCTTAGCCATGATAGACTCCTTATCTTACTTACGGTTATATTATACCACTTACGGGCTTAAGACCGCTTGTTTTTTACTGATTCATTCTCAACTATCTGGTTTTTGACATGTTGAGTATCAATTTTTGTGTTGATAGCTTTATAGTTTCTATCGGCTTTCTTCAGTATCTCGTTTGAATTACGGTGCAGTACACCAAGCTGTTTCATCACTAGTTCGTGACGCTCAATGTCATGGGCTTGGCCGTTATCCATACTCAGAGAAAGACGGTTGATAGACTTTGACAACTCACCATCTACGTGAATTTTTGCCTTTAGTGTCTCTGTAAAAGCGACAGTATTGTCAGAGTTTTGTTGAAACAGTTTCTTCATCACATATACAACTCCACCCATTGCAATAGATACAACGCCAATTAATGCAAGAGTTGCTTCGGGGTTCATATTACGCTCCAGCTCCGTAGGTATCAATTTTCATTAGGCGGCCTCGTACGTGCCAATTACGATAATCTGGTCGGAGGTAGTCCAAGTGAACGGAACTGTACTAGTTATAGCTCCTGGCTGTGCATAGGTTGCCGCTGCGTTAATTAGGCGTATGTAAGCAGTGGTAGTCGAAACATATTCGACAAACCCATACCACGCAGCCGTACCTGAGTCTAGACAGCGAACATCACCGATAATCGGGTTGCCGACATAAGATATGCTCGTTACGGGTAGGGTAAATATAGCATCTGCTGTTCCACCGTCCATTGGAGTAGCGTTTGAAGCAACGAGTTCAAGTTTATAGTGAACCGTTTTTCCTATTTGTGTATAGGAGCAAGTTTTAGTCCACTTCGAATCATTTAATCGACCCGAAAGAGTTGGCGTAAAGCTTGTCCACGCACCACCTGGTTGTCCTGCTCCTGTAGCGAGTTTGGCGTTGGTTACGTTAGAGTTTAGTATTTTCGCTGTAGTAACAATATCCGTCTTCAATGTTCCATCGTCGTTGAGGGTGACGGCTAAGGTATCGGCTATGTTGTCTGCCCATGCCGTCGTAGGTTTACACACTACCACTTGCCCAACAGTGTTGCCTAGGTCGGAGTAGCCCGGCGCGAACCCATCTATGATTATTTGGGAGACGTTCTTCGTACCATAAAAAACAGTTACTGTTGCTGGATCTAGAGTGCCATCAGCAAGCAAATCGCCTGATGTACATATAAATTCAGTGTTGTAATTAGTCAGCGAGTCAACGTCTAGTGTAGTGGAGCCAATGGTGCGAGGGTTAGTAACAACGGACCGTACCGCTTCGCCGCTTCCATTGCTTGCCCTAATCAAATCTATTGTCATAATGAACTCCTCATATACTTGAATTATACAACACTATTACTATAATGACTATGCTTAATTGATATTGTATTTTTTACAACATAAGCTACATTTTTTGGGGGAGCAAAAGAGCCTCCGAAGAGGCTCTAAGGCTAAGGACCAAATACGATTAGGAAATCGTACCAGTTTCACGGATCAAGCTGATGTTGGCAGCCTTGTTCGTAAGAACAAAGGTGTCAGCACGGTCACGAATTTGAACTTCAACACCACTAAATCCTGAGATTTGAGTGAGCACTTTGTAGTCCGTAGGGTTCATCTTTGGCATAACGTTAACGATTGCTCGTTTGTCAGCCATAAGTACCCATATACGAAGCTGCGAAGTGGCACCAAGACGTGTGAAGTAAGTATCAGGTGTCGCGATACACGCAATACCCTTGAACTTACCAAGAAACGCTTGGTTTTTGGCCTCATTGTAACCAGCATCACTACCCGTGAATGTGATTTGGTCAGCAAGTGAGTTCGCAAAAGTGTCAGCTACCCAAGCGATGGTAGATGATGCCTCAGCACCTTCTGCGTGAATGTTGATGAACGCTTGACCGAATTTAGCAGCAAGACCAGAGCTTGGAGGTGTTGCACCAGCGGTAACGGTAACGTCGTTAGCGGTTGCACGCCCAAGTGCAACTTTGTTCAATGAGTAAACATCGTGGGTAGGGACGAAAACATCTTCGATTTGCTGTTTTGCCCATTTTGCAGCGAAATTCGCCACAGGGGTGTCCTGAATCAGCGTTTGCTGTATTCGTTGGAACATCGCTTTGTTGTAAGCAAGCGACAAGCTTTGTAGGGTTGTACCTACGAGACCGACTGTAACAGGAGACGTGCTCGCCTCGTTATAGTCTTCGACTGAACCATCAGGAGTCGCAACTACCTGAATCGTGTTAGCATCGGTCCATTTGTAGCCGTTGTCGCCTACATACGGAGCAAACACAGACTTCAGCGCCAGCGGTGAATCCATCAGACTGGAAGTACCAGTACCATAATTCTGAGCCATAATGAGTTATCCTCGTATTTAAGTTTCTTTGAGAAGTCTTAAACTTCTAATCACATTATAGAGCTAAGGTCAATGAAAACACAAGCTTTTTTCGTTCTATTTTTGTACTTTTTTAAAAGTCCCAATTGACCTCATCTGGTGGTATATAGGCCGGGATATTATTGGTTGGTTGTGTATTGATCATAAATAGGCCTGTCTTCTCATTGAAGAACTGTTTTATGGCGTCTGAAACATACTGCCATGCGTCGCTATAGTGAGAAGCTGTAGTATGCTCGGGACCCATATAATCACCTGTTGTCGAGTTCCATTTTCGTTTGTATAGCCGCACCTTATCTAAAAAGCCTCCCTCTACATCACAGGTCGGAGAATAGACACTGACTCTATGGTCACGCATTAGTTGAATAGCGTCAGTTAAGGCGTATTCTTTCGCGCGTCGGCGGATGAGACTGGCATTAGGTAGCCCGAGCTTTTGCAATTTTACTATACGATGTACGCCATCGGAATCCCTCTTGTTGCCGTCATGCGGGAAGAAATGCCAACCGTAGTTACCAAAGTATTCACGAGTATTGATAAAATTGACTAGCGCCTCATCATTAATCACATGCGTTTCATAGGCATCGATTATTCGGAGTTTTTTATCGTAATACTGCCAGAAAAGACCGGCAGTGGTATCTCCACCACCACCCAAATCCCAAGCAGTATACACAGGGTATTTCGGGTCATAAGGGTATTTATCACTAATCAATCCGGTCTCTATTTTGGCCGTGATGATGTTTCCATAATAGCTAGTCTCGAGCGCTTGACCTTCATCAAGTAAATACTCTTGACGATACATAAAGTCGTTGCCCCATTTGTCTATACATGACTGTCGCGCGCGATCAAGCTGCTCGGCTGTCATGTATTCAGTGGCCGGGACACGACTAGAATAGCGGTTGGGGTCCTTTTCGGCAGCTCTTCGCAGTTTAACGAAAGTCATACCGCTGACACCGTCTTGCTTTGGTGTGCTCTCTATGATGATCTGACCGCCGTTAGCAATAGCGATAGGCTCAATAATGTCTAGCACTCGTTGGTCTATATCGACGAACTCAGACAATATATAAATCTTGATGTTGTTACCACGTAACTTCTCGGGGTCAGCGTTAGCTCCAACTAAGTCAAGTGTAGAGCCGTTCTTGAGCACCATCGACATATTATCTTTGGTGTCAGTAAACTTTGCCCGCATTTCAGGCGGTATGTGCTCAATGGTGCGAAAGCCATCATTTTCGATGTTGTTCCAAAACGACCTATAGCCCTGTTCAGCAGTAGGGTAGATAATCATTACCCCTATGGGTTCTTCGACCATACGCCCAATAGCATAAATGAACGTCGTGAGGCCTTTGCCGGCGCGACGGGCCCACTCCATTACCACAAACCAATAGTCCCTGATATCAGCGAGGAACTTCGATTGGTATAATCTCGGGTCAAAGTGAGCCGGGACGTTCACTTATCAATCTCCGAATATCGCGTCGATAACGTCGGTAGCTTCTTCTTCGACAGTTCGAATTATATCGCCTAGGAATCCCATATTAGCCTACTTTTTAGCTTTAGGAGTTTTTGGAGCTGACTTTGACTCTGGTAATGGGTGCTCTGGCACCTCTACTTCAGCAACTTTTTTAGACAATTCAGAAGGCTCATCCTCGTCTTCGACCTTGTCACCACTAGAATCACCAGTGAGGGTACCATCCATAAAGTCTTCCAGTGTCTCTTCACCACGTACTACATTGGAATTAAAAGCTGGCATAGCTTCTACTTTACCGCTACGCAAAGCTTCAACTCTAGCCTCATATTCGCGCTGATTACCACGTCGGTCATCCAGCGTAGCTGATTCAGGAGCATTTCCAAGTTCCTGCTGATAGAGCATATAGGCCAAAAACTCTGTGTGAGTAAGACCGTCAACCATAACTTTTGACCATTGAGAGACTCGATCAATCATAGATGGGTCGTGTTCCCATTGCTCTATGAGAGCTTGCTGTTCAGGAACCAAGCGCCAGCCGAAGTCTTGACCGCGGTCGGCATTAACATTCATGTTGCTACTGTTTATAGCAGCAGAGAGCTTAGCGCGGTAATACTTTCCTTCAGTTTTTCTGCTAATGGCGATAGTCTCGCCAGTGTCAATGTTTTCGAATACAATCATAACTTTTCCTCCTTAACCTTTATTCATTTCATCAATCAGTGCGTCTACGAATGGGTCACCAGTATTGGCCCCCACGTCACTCTGACCCCGTTGAGGTGGCAGACCATTTCGTTCAGACTGTTCTTGAGAAGCTTGGGCATCAGTTTCAGCTTGTTCTTGCTTATTCTGCGCGACTAGAAGCTCTCCGACACGTCGATAAGCTGGCATCATTAGGTCATAGAACTCTTCAGGTGTTGTGGTCATGTTCACAATGTAGCTACCTGTCTTATCCCAAGTCAGCTGAGTAGAAATATACTTCTCTGAAAGAGACTTAGCAACCTTTGGCATAACGTGGAGAATGTCGCCCCAGCGTTCCATGACTCTTTTATTTCCTTCAGATAGGGATATGTTCTTTTCTGCGACGTCTTCGGCCCAACTGTTAAGCTCATCAACACTTTTAGCTATCTTCTTACCGGCATCGAGCATGAACGAAGCTGCCTCCTCGTAGGTGAATGCTTCGCCAGTCTTTTCATTAATGAGACCTCGGTCCACTATATCCTGAGCCGTCTTAATGACGAGGCCATTACTGTCATAAATCTTGTCGTCAATACCTTCAGGATGAATCTTCTCTATAATTTCACCGCGGACCTTGTGCAAAACATCGACACGAGAGGCTTCTTCGGCTTTCTCTTCTCGGATGGCCTTGCGTACATCATCAACTGTCAATGACTTGGCAGACGCTTCATCTTCTCGGTTAGCCTTCTCTTCAGCTGTTTCTTTTGCTTCAGATGACTGGTCGCCAGTAGCAACATTAGTCTCGTCGTTGGAACCACTGTTAGGTTGAGGTGTCTCGTCTGTCGCCTCAGAATCAGCAGACTCGCTCTGTTCGTCGGCAGAAGGTGTAACTGGGGTAACAGAATCATCTACACCAACATCACTTTGGTCTGGCGTTGACGCATCGCTAGTTTGGTCTGATGATGCAATACCAAGCTCAGATTCCAAAGCTGAGACAAAGTTTTCTTGACTATCGTTATCGTTCATTATGGACCTCCTCTATTTTAGACATTGTTGAGCGTAACAGTGCTTCAAGCTCATCAATATGTTGAATAACTTTCCTGTTCACTATCACCTGATTTTCGATGGTCAAATCAATGCCTATAGAAAGGGCGGCGTTAGAGTCGTAGTAAGCGCGACGTTGCTTGATTAGAGCAAACATACGCTTAATCGTTGGTAAATCAATCTCGTCCTGTGAGTTCACCGGTGGTTTCGGGGCAAAATCAATATCAGGTTGAGAGGAATTATAACCTAAACTGTTTAGTTCGTCGGTTGGCTGTGACATCTTAATAACATTTAAGCACTCGGCGGCTCGTCTGTCAATATCTCGCTTACGCCTTTAACCAACTCAAGTAAGAGCACCCCTGTTATTGGTTGCCCATTTTCAAAAAATTCTATGTTTAGAAGACGCGCTACTTCGTTCCATAGCGCGTCGCTGGCGGCCATTATTGGCTTGGTGGGGTCGGTTCCCCACCAACAGCTGGTACAGAAGCAGCCATAGGAGGCGCTGGGGCGTCTTCAGAACCTTTAACAATGTCTGGTGCCAAGTCCTTGAGCAGAGCGTCCTCAGCGGCGTTTTTACGTGCCATAGCAGTAGGGTCATTAGGGTTCGATGTCTGAGACATCACTGTCACAGCATCCTGAAGGTCTGAGCGTTGCTTATCCTTGAGGTCTTCTGGTCGAATCGATAGTTCCACCTTGACCGTCCATGTGTTGATTCGTGCATAGTATTTTTCCCAGTCGATGAGGACGATGTTGTCTTCGCCGACAAAACCCTCACCCTCAATAAGATTGATAGCGTCCTTAGCTTCATCATCCACCACCAGAGGAGTTTTACCAACCTGCTCTGAAATATAGAGGTCCAGCGCAGTAAGTGCATATTGCCTAATAGCATTCTCTACTATTGACGTAACCTGAGCAGACGATATGTCGCGGTCTTTGACCTGACTTTGAACTGCGTCTTTGTTCTGATAAGCAGAACCATTCCCGATAGTGCCGGTTCCAGCCGCACCCATCGTCGTTAGGACTGAGTTATCCACATAACGCATAACGCTATCGAATTGCTCAAGAGTGGAGTTGGATAGTTCCATTATCTCTACATGGGCATTTGGGTCAGTAGATTCCCATGTTACGCCCCTCCTGAGAGGTGTGGGAGAGGTAAACAGCCCTCGCTTGAAGACAGGAGCATCAGAGTTTAGCAGCTGCATCTTTGCCGTTGATTGTAAGTAGATATTACCATAATTAGCCATAGGTGACGCGAGTAAAGCTCGTGACAAGCCAAAGGGAGATAGCTGAGCCGGGTCAATTACTAGGAATGACACACGAGGATAGCCGAATTTACTCTTGCTCTTGAAACTCATCAACGGCTTATCAGTGTCCTGTTGCTGAGGTGAGTAAACCTCTATTGGATGATATGGACCGACTCCGTATCGCGTGATAAAGTCAAATTGATCTTCCGCCGTGGTGACACTCTTTTGCCGTGGGACAGACAAGAACTGGGAATAGTCGTAAGGCTGAGGGCCTTGTTCATAAATTTGTTTAAGTGCTGGAACATTCCAAGAAGTCTTGCTATTCTTCTCAACATCCTTGATTAGCTGACCTAATGCAGACTTTGGTACGCGCGTTCGAACGTGGTAATAGCCGCTATTCGAAGCATCGAACACTCCCGGCTCTATCACTATATCGTTGTAGTGAAGAGTCTCTAGCATTGTACTAAACTTGTTGAACATAGTACCAACGTTGGCCCTTAACCCAGCGAACCCTACAGTAAGCGCTATCTGTGCAGCCATTTGCATAGTTGACAGAGGACCGTTACCGAATGTATCAGGGTTGAACACAACCTTTCTTAACAAGAATTTACCAACAATCGCGTCAACAGAACGCTCGGTTCCATTTATTTCACATGATAAGACTGGTAGGTCCTGAACTGAGTTCCTCGGTATTTCCCGGACTGAGTTAGCCAAGGTGACCGAAGCAACTTGTGGTGAGTTTTTCTGAGTGCTCAAAGCTGAGCCATCAGCTAAATTTTCAAGGTTGACAAAGTCCCTAGTTGCTCGATCTATCCAAGCTTTACCGCGACCCCATTCTTCCCTTAGTGTTGAGATTCTATTATCCATAAGCTTATTCTACCTCAAATCAGGGCTAATACCTAGACCCTGACCTTCAAATGATACAGAACGGAATATTTGGCCCGTGTTGTCAGAGTAAAGGACCGTAGCCTGTAGCTCATTGGTGACAACATCACCAAGTGGTACAGCGTATCGTTTACTCTTCTTTTGGGATAAAACAGCATCGTTCATTAGGTCAGTCTCGCCCCAGCGAAGTACAGTAGTAGGCATATGCTGATTGAAGAGATTACCCGGAGATGACCAGTTTCCAACTGAGGAGCGTATATACTCACCGTTTGTTACTACTTTCGATTTTTGCTTCATATTCCCTGTGATAGGGTCGCGCCATTTGACGATGAGCGTAACCTCACCAACGAAGTCAAGGAGGTAGAACACAGCCTGAACAATCGCGTAGTAGTAGTTATGAGCGGTATTGCCGCCGATGAGAGCGGTCGTAATCTCAACAGGGAATGGTTCGACAGTGCCATCGGCTTTCTCATCCTGAGCTACATAAGCGTTAGCCAGCCGGTAGAAGTGGTTACCTTGGGTGATGTATACAAACCCCGGGGTGCCCGGAGGAGACACAGTACCTATCCATTGAGCTTCAAGATCAAATACGTAGAAGCATTCATTATCTCGACGGCTAGTATCGTACACCACTATTTTGTTGTTGAAGGTGAATCCACCAGAAGCGACTGAAAAGAACATACGATTCGCCCATGCAGTCGCAACTGCTTGAGGGAGCATGTCGGTTCGAATAGTATCGATGTAGTTACCAACAGGCTCAGAAATGCGTTCAGGGAGCAATACGTTCTGCAATGAGGCTTGGGTATTGAGCTTCATCAGACCATCAACTGTCAAGAACGCGAGCATACCCTTGTAGGTCAATGTGGCGTATGGTGATGATACACCAGCCGCACCATAGTTCTGTTCACTAGAGCCCCATACAGTAGCCGAGAATGTCCCGAGAGATACGGTGCTTTGCTCGATAATTGACTGCTTCGAGAGACCCTCGGTATTGCTGAACATAACGGTAATGCTAGGTAGACCGGTACCAGTTCGAAACCCTATGACTGATTGAGGGTAATAATTAGTCCCCTGATTCAGCACAAGTCGATAGCCACCGGCGCCTTCTGTAAAGTCAAGGGCAGAGGTATCGTTACCGCCAATGAGCACAGCATACTCGTCATCCTTGATACCATAGAGAAAGGGTCGATTCTCGATTTGAATACCATACTTAGCTTTAGGGCCCTGAGTGCTATTGGTATCTGGTGCAGTTCCCGCATTAGTAAGCTGAGTGATAGAGCCGTTGTCAAAGAAGGTAGTGGTATTGATGTCAAGGCCAAGAGCTATCGGCAGCATATCGCTATATTGAATCGTTCCACCAGCTGGGGCCGTTGCAAGATAGAGGTTCCAACTCACAGCACCTGATGGGCGCGTGTTCGGGTCAGTTACTGTTACACCCTCGGTACCAGCAGAAGCCCACTGCTCACGAATTTTGCTAACAGTATAGCTTAGGATAGGGGTAGAAGCAGTTTTACCAACTACAGAGTTATATGATATACAGTAATAGACTTTGAATGCCCCGGAATTGGTGATACCAGTCGGAGCACCGGTCGGAACACTGGTAGGACTAGCGACTAAATCAAAGTGAACTACCTCCATGTTAGTCAGGTCAACATATCCTAGATTGTCTTCCCCGTTCATAATCAAGACCTTGTCTAGCACACGCAAGAATGTCGTGATAGTATCATCAGTAGTAACAACGTTATCACCACCGCAGTCAGTCCATTCATTGTCATTGAGCAAACAATATTTTATCTTGCTATCATCAGCGGTAATGTAATATACCAAGTCATTATACAATGCAGGAAAGACTTGGTAGGCTGGACCAACAGTGTCAGGAAGCCAACGCTTCAAACCAAGACGATGAGTAGAGAGACCTTGATTGTTAACCATAGCATTTGTGCCAACAGAAAAGGCATTCGCGCGTATATTAGCCTCACCCCTTTCATCAAGTCCAGCGTCGAGGCTATTAATATCAAGCGAACTAATTTTTGCTTGAGGTACTTTTGGATAGTTGCTGTTTGGTTGCATTAGGCATATCCTACATAACCGAAGCTTTCTCTGTCTTGGTCATAAGCGTCGGCTGAAGCATTATTTTCTACAATACAGTCTGCCACCAATCTATCGAATTTGACTGAATAGCTAGGAGTTAGGCCGCCCTTTACAGTGTCAGGCAAAATCTGGTTCTTGATGACACCAAGCACGTAAACCTGCCTAATATCAGGATATTCATCTAGAATATCGAGAAGGCTCACATCATCGTGAGTTAGTTTCGGTATAAACGCAATAGTGTCGGCCACTACGCTCCCGCCAACCTCTGCATCTGTCAATGAACGAGAGAAAATTAGATTACGTTGTATTACAGTAGCTCGATCACGTACTCCACCCGGGTCAGATGGGTCATTTGTCTGATTAGGATTAACGAGGTCAAATGATGAAACAACAGTAGAATCTTGACGAATAGTAACGTCTCTGAAAGGACTGACAACAAGTTTACGAACATCACTCGGCAGTTCGTAGGATATAGTCGTGCCATTGGGAACTGTTCCCAATACGGCATCATTTTCCCGTACAAAGTTCCAATCAGCTTTTTTCTCGATCTCAGGAGTCAACTGATTGACCCACTCTATAGTCCTGTCGAGAAACGCAGTCAACTCTGCATCAGTAACATCGTTTTCCTGACCATACCTAGCAAGGTAGATTGATTGTGCCAGTTCTTCTATTCGTTGGTCGTTAGTCATAGTACCCTCATTATATCTGTATTCCCTTTTTTACGCTAATGCTTCTTCCAGTAGGTACAACAGCGGCCGGAGCTTGTAAATCAGCAATTGGTTTGAATGTCGGACCGACACTATCATATTTGGCCCCATCGTTAACACCAACAAGAGATTCTGGCATAGAAGCGAAAGCAAATTTGCCGCTACCGCCACGCCCACCACGACCGCCTCGGCCACCACCGGCATTAAATTTCAGACTATACTTAGGCTTATCAGTGAACTTATTATCTGATACCCCAGCCTTAGTTCTAGCCTCATCATACTTAAATAACAGATTTGCTTTTTCGGGGTCATAATCTTCACTATCAGGATCGAACATCTTCTTAAAGTCAGATTGACTGATTTGGTCATATAAAGCTTTTAAGTCGCTTGAAGCGCCTAGCTGTTCATTGACTTGGGCTTCCACCATTTCATACCGAGCACCAGATTTATTTTGGAGGTCGTTGTCATCAGCTGTAAGAGTACCACCAGCATCGAGATTATTGTAGGCAGCAGTGTAATAAGTAGAAGCGTTAGCATTGTCATCTAGCCATGCCTTGCGTTTTTCCTGAGATTGTAACTTATATTCGATGAGTGCCGTACGGTCAACATCACTTAAATCGGGACTGATGTCCTTAGTTCTAGTGCCAAGCAAAGCATCGTGTAGCATAGCGGCCTTTGTCTCATCATCAGCACTACTATAGATGTCACCGGCCATTAATAGTCTCGCATCATCCTGAGATGCAGTATTGGTAACATCCCTCGCTGGCATAACTTCGAAGTCGCCTTGAGACAACCTGCTTATCTCAGCTTCCAGCTTGTCAGCTTCACCCTTAGTATCGCTGGAACCATCGCCGACAGTAAGGGCAGAAGACCCTAGACTCAACTGAGTGTTATTAGCGATGGGGTTACCAAGGTTGTCCGTTTTCACCTCAAGTGATTGTCGGGTGAATGGGTTACGCGCGGTGACTACATCGAGCACTCCACCGCTAGTGTCCCTCTTGTAAGGGTCGGCAGCGTTAGCGATGTTGTTTTGAAGGCCAGAGGCAGGGTTAACGTTGCTAATAGCAAAACCAAGCATATTCATCAGACTCTTTGAAGCAGCCTTCTTCTCGTATTCACTACCGTTGATTAATTTATCAACATCACCAACATGCTGGATAATAGCATCAGCACCGAGATTCTCATTAAATTGCTTGACGATACCAGCGACAGCAGATGTAACAGCTTGAGCTGGGTCAGTACCATTTTTGACAGCATCAGCCACTACGGCCGGTATAACCATAGGTAAGGCAAGGACGCCGACAATACGACCCGGCTGGGCGTAAACAGTCTTGCCATCAATTTCGAAAGAAAAACTTTCTGGCTGTATTCCCTCTGATTCCCAACGCGCACGCTCATTAGGGTCAGAAGGGTATTCACCAGTCCAGTGACCAGTTGAACCGAGGAGTGTACCTGCACCCATGACCCCTCCTGCTAATACGCCATCGATTATAGAACGAGATACCATCATTTCACCAATAGCTTTAGCATTAGGAGAATCACTAGCTGCCAGCTTCATTCCCCTACGGATGTTCGGAATGCCGAGCGCGAGTGCGTTCAGTTGCTTCGCAGCAATCCTACTCGTAGCGGCAGCAAATCCAGTAATAGACGGCATAATCAAGTCGTTTATCTCTTGTTTGACACGGTCAGGCAATGGGGTTTTATCAAGTGCATTCTTGGTAAGATTGTCTACTTTAGAGAAAAACTCGCTAGCCTTACCACCCTTCTGACCAGTAGATGTCAACGTCTGAGGCATACCAATGTAACCAGAGTAAGTGTTACTCATGTTTCTGTAGATGTCGAGGTACTCGGGACTATTGATGTTATTTATAAGGTATGATTCCAACTCAGCAGCAGTTGTCAGACCCTCAGCTCGGCCCTTACCAATGATAGCTAGGTTAGTGGCTTTGACCGCGTTAGTGGATAGGTCACCGAGTGATGTTAAGTAGGTGCCGGCTGAACGATATGCTGCGTCTGCTTTCGCGAGTGCCTTGGTAACTGGGTTACGAGCAGTTGCGCCAGCAAGCCTTACATTAGTCTTGAAATTACGATTTTGTTGTTTGATGAGTGTGCCCTTGGCATACTTATTAGCGAGACGAGTAGCTGCAAAATCAGTGGCGACGCCCGGCTGGCTAGAGCCAGTAATCTTGTTTGATATCTTATTTACTAGTGGTAGAGCGATGTCACCAAAGTTTACTACCGCCTTTTGGGACTGATCGAAGAGACGGTTAACAACGTTACTGAACATGTTAGTTCGAACAGTAGATTGCATATAAGCACGCCGCTCAGAAATCATGTTAGCGATAGCGTCTCGTGCCTCTACAGTGTCTTTAGGCAACCTCTCGGCCATTCTCACGAGTGCATCATCGATTGCTTTATCACCAGTAGTAATAGCCTTATCGATACCAGCAGCGTCACCGGCATCAGCCGCTCGAATAGCGTCATCCTGAGCAGCGATATAAGGTTTTAAGTCTTCTTTGAAAGCAGCCTTAACGTCCTCGGGAACCTTAATACCAGTTTCGACGAATGTTTCATTGCCAAGCGCATCTTTTACAATCTTGTTTTCAACTGAATCTACGAGGATGTCAGTAACAGCCTCGGGAGCATTAGAGTAGCGACGAATAGCTTGACGATATGGAGTAGTGCTTAAATCAAGCTCATTATCGCGAAGTCCACCTCCGCGGTCACGTTTTATTTCGTTTACGAGCTCCTGAGTAAATTCAGTGTCAGAAGCCTGACGAGGTGAGTAGAATTGGCCGACCTCACCTTCACCGATAAGGGAAGGGTCGACACGCTGACGGAGCAAGCTGAGCTCATCGGCCGCCTTACGGGCAACGTCAAATTGCTCCTTAGTTAAACCAGCATCTTTATAACTCTTCAGACCCCTTGACCAAGCTGCTTGGATTTTCTTATTAATCTCTTCCCAAGTAGAACCAGTCCGTTGAGCAGCAGCTTCAATAGCGTCACCAACACGATTAGACAAAACCTGAGCATCTACATCATTAGTAAGCTTGCCCTCAGATACTGTTTTACGAGCAATGGTGCCAAGCTCATCAACACTGGCATTAGTAGGCACATCCTTGGCAGCAGCCTTCGACACATCAGCGGCAACAGCAGCTTGGTCAATAGCTATTGGTTGAGTGATTACCTCTTCAGATTTGATATCCAAAGGTGTCTTTGTATCAGTAACTGTTGGGGTTGGTTCGGCTACGAGAGCCGCATTAGGAACTATCGATTCGACAGGGGTCTGTCGAGCGGTATCGAGACCAGCCTGATTGGTCCAAGTATCTTTACCTGACTCGTCACGGAGTAGATATTTAGTATCGCCTTCCGTTTTTAAGCTGTCGATAACTTCATGCGGACGCTGGTTAAAGCTGACTACTTCATTTTTCGGAGCAGGTACAGATGGCCTGTTGGGGCTTGTGATAGCTGGTGGTTGCATCTTAGTTTTAGCGGCCATTATAGGGCTGTTTGGATCAGGCAGTTTTTCTATCCTCGCTGGCACGTCTATTTTGAAAGCATCAGGGTCACCGACAATTGGTTTTGGTAGCACCTCATCTGCGTTCTTAAGTGCATCCTCGGCACTACGCTCCACACTCTTAACGACCGGTGTTCTACCAGCTACATCACGAGTAAGTCGACCGAGGCCAGCAGCAACAGCCTCTAGGCCTATTTGGCTACCAGCACCAAGTAAAAAGTTAGGGGCGAATTGTTGTAGCGCTTCGTTTAAGTCACCAGTCTGACCATAGGTATCAGCAGTAGCCTGAGTTCCTTCGAGACCACCATATAAGGTAGCTTCTTTGGCTACTACAGGTATAAGTGAGCGCATAGGGCTTGCTACTGTTGCAGTTGTGCTTAGAGTTCTAGCTGGATTTATAAGCATAGTGGTAGTACCGGCTACATCAAGACCTCTGCCACCAACAGCAGCGAAGTCCTGAGCAGTACCTTGTCCGCGCGCGATGCGAGCGGCCGACTCATCAACATCACGGTTACCAAGGAGCGGATTGCCACTAATATCCTCAGTTTTATTTATCATCCCGCGAATAGCTTCACTTGTAGCCAAGCTCTTACGCAAGTTCTCTTCACGACGTTTTTCACTGATGAAAGGGTTGCTACGAATACCAAAATCGGTCAACACACCACCACCCTGAAGAGCGGTGTCGACAACACGGCCAGCTCCCTGTTGAAGACCAGCAACCAGCTTTTCTAAGAATGGGCGGTCATCTTTGTTTTTTTCCTTCGGCTGGGGCTTGGTAACCGTCTTAGGAGTTAGGTCAAGCTGAGGATTATATTTCTGACTAGATAAGTTGAGGTCAAGAATGCCCTTTGGTTTTGCGGTCACAGGAGCGACCTTAGCTGGCGAAGCCTCCTTCACCTTTAGTTTTACACCAGAGGCCTTTTTGGAGTCCTCCTCTTTTTTCTTTTGGTTAACACCCCCTAGTTGAGGTAGTTCGAAGCTCTGCCTAGATTGTTCAGGGACAAAAGAACCGGGCATTTGAATAGACCCACCGCTTGATGTCGCAGGTCGACTCGGTTGAGACTGTCGCTGAGCAACTATTTGACGACGACGCTCATCATCATCTTTTTTCTTCTGAGAGCCACCGAAAAAACCACCAAAAAAGTTGCCTACATCGCCAAGGAACTTACCAAAGTCCACGGCAGACCCCCTACGCTACACCAGCTAGTTGTTCTTTTTTCTTGCCGTTGCTAAATATTGGAGAATTGATAGGAGTTGAGCTTTTTCCACTCGTATCGACTTCAAGATTCTGAGTACCAGCTAGATACTCTTGCAAAGCACCCGGTGAATATAGACTAGAAGATTTTGCATAAGGAGCCACAGTTGCTCGAGTAGTTGCTGCGATTGGAGCTGATAAAGCAGAAGCTTTAGAAGCATAGTCCATCCCCTCAGACGCATCAGGGCCATAGAGGCCAGCAAGTTCCTTATAGATACTCTGACGAGAGTTCAATACATCGGCCTTATTATTTTGCATTTCGTTACTGAGTGTAGCCTCAGCGTCTTGTCGACGTTGTCGCTGCTCACGTTCTGCGGCTGACCAAGAAGTAGTCAAGTTGTCAGCATTAACATCAAAGTTTTGGCGAGAAGCGCCAGTATCTTCATTAGCTGCAAGACCGACAAGGCGGCGGACGATGTCAACGCCAGAGCCACCGAGCGCACCTAGACTAGACAATACACCGCGAAGACCACTAGAGGCGTTGGCGGCATTTAGTAAAGCGCGTTGGTTGTTGGTAGTGAATGACTGCTCGTTTTGGTCAACATTCTTGTCATAAGTGCCTCTATCGAGCTGATCCTGCTCGTCATAGCCCTTAATAGCGCGAGAATACTCAGAGCGAGATTGACTGTTCCTGTTAGAAAGAACGTCGTCTAGGGTAGCGAGTGCTGAGAGCAATGGATCAATTTGAGCGCGAGTCGGTCCGACTGGGGCACTGACTACTGCACCTTGGGGTACAACGGCCGAGCCACCGCCACCGGCTTGTATGCCGTCTTGGGTTAAGTTGACATCACGGCTCGAAGAACCAGAGGTGCCAGCTGATTTAATTTTTCCGGTACTCGTGTCAAAGTATAGTGCGTCCATTTTTTTGCTCCCTAGATTATGCACTATTAGAATAACACAAGCAATAAGTAAAATGCTAGAGAAAAAGCTAAATAATATTCGAAAGTTCATCTTTCACCTCATTCCAGTTCTCAGGATAGACGGCCCTAGAATAGAACATTTTGTTTAATTTCTCAATCGTTGGCTTTTGCAACGGTCGAAACTTAGCCTTTGCACTCGCCTTACATTCTAGCGCAATCCACCCCCCACCGTCAATGAGTGCGAGTATATCTGGCATACCATCAGGAATACCTGCCGTGGGGCTAAGCACAAGCACAAAGCACCCTTTTTGCTTGAGCCACAGTTTCACCTTAGATTGAAAATTCGATTCGGCCATTTACATATTTTCCCTTCTTTTTATGACGATCCAGTCGTCGTTTTTTTATAGTACCGGTGCTCGTGCCTACGTGATAGCTATGGCAGTTGAGGCAACTGTACGGATGAGTACGAGAACCATCCTTGAATCTGTTGAGCCCACGCGAAGCTTTCTGCGCGGCCCAATAACTTTTATATCGCCGCTTCCCAAAACACTGAGCAGCACTGTTACCAGTTCCGTTTCGGCTTGGCACTATCACCCCCTTTCACCGGCGAAATGACTGTTTCACGACGTACCCTCAGAATGACCCCAGCTATCTCACCCTTCAGATACCCCGTAAGGTCTTCGAGTAGTCTATCCTGATAACGAATCATCACTTCGTTGACATGGTACTTTATCAAAGGGATGGCCTCATCGATAAATTGATCAACAGTATCGGTTCTATTGTGATACAAAAACTTCAAATCAACTTCTAACTCATCCTCATCGAGCGCTTCAATTTGCTTGATAACTTTTTTAGATTTTTCCATTAAGAACTCCAAATCCTAAAACCATATGCTCTTATTATAGATATGTCAACAGCGTCCATTACCTATGCCCTTTCTTGTTAGTTTGTTCAAGCCGAGCTACCCACGAATTAGTAGTATCTTCAGCCAGCAATTGATAAACACCATCATCATTTTTCACTGCACCAGCTGGCGCAATAAGGTCAAACCGAGTTATGTATACATCGTCACCCAACACCTTAAACTTGTCCGCGACTTTACCATCAATCTGGTCGAACACTTCAAAGACCGCGTTGATACGCCCAGTATGGACTAGCCGCATCAGACCAGCCACAATAACCGACTTCACCATAGGGTCTCCGAGAGTATAGTCAGCTTTATCTATCGCTTCAGCAGACCGGAGTATGTCGTCTACTATCGTCTTCGGAGAATGCAACATCTTCTCAAGTACCGCGCGTAGCGAGCCAGTCGGGAGCTCTTCCTCTGTTGAACGAAGCTCATCAACATCGGCCGGAGCTGCATCGGACAAGTCCATTACCTGTGGTACAGCGATTTCAGTATTCGGGTCATCAGGTAATGCCACAAAGTCAGTATCGACCACCGTTGCTGTCGCTTTCGGGAACAGGTAATAAAACTTCGGGTATTCCACCTCAATCTCAAGGGCAACCTTACCATCTAGTCGGTCAAGGGCTGTTTGGATAGCACGAAGAGTTCCGCCTCTACAAGCACGGATTATGCCTGTCACCACTGAGTCAAAGTTCGTGGCATCCAGCGACTGCTCCATCTCACAAAATTGAGACCAGCGCATATCGATAATGTCTCTAAAAGCATCGGTAAGAGGACTACTCATAGCTTCACTATCCTCACGAAGTATGTTTTCCCTCGCGTCTTAATCAAACGTGAACCGGGCTTCAGTTCAAGTGTTACACTACTCATCGCTCTCCTCCTTTTCGCGCCAATGCTCCTCATTAATATGCCGAGTCAAAGCCCCCTGAGAATAGAGCACCAACCAGCAGTACGGACACTCAACAGCCTGATGGAAATTACCATTCACGACTCAACCTCGGAGCTGGTGATTCGGCAGGAGTCACATCAGTAGTCGGAACGGCCTCGCCAGTATCGCGCAGACCGTACCCATTATCAAGCCAGACCAATGACTCCTCATACACATCCATAAACTGATAACGATACGTCGGCTTGCCGCCGTTGACGCGCATAGATTTGCGAGTAGCACCGGCCTCATTGGTCATAACCCGCTTCAGTGTTGTAACACCGAGTGGTATCAGACCATGATTTCCGCACCAGACCTCATAGTTCATCTTCAGCATGGCATAGTTGAAAAAGCCAACCACACCAGACTCTCGCAAATGATGGTAAAACGCCTCGACTGAGTTGACCTCACCATCGTAAGCCTCTTTAGCCTTGATAGTTTGGTCAGACCACTTGTAGCGATAGCCGTTGGCCTTAATGACGAGAGTCGTCTCCAAAATATGTGTCAATAACCCACCAAGAAACTCAGCTGTAAACGTACGGTCCTCGAATCCCGGATCATCGTCAAAACGAGCTGGAAATGGCAAAATAAGCGTGCGACGGCGCGCGCCACGGGTCTTGTCGCTAAAAACTGGTATGTTGTTAGCGTTGAAAATAGTGTGAAAATTAGTGAAAACCTCGACAGTATCTTGCGAATGGAACTTGTGAATAGTAAATGGCTCATGTGTACCAAAGTCAGTATCGACCACCGTTGCTGTCGCTTTCGGGAACAGGTAATAAAACTTCGGGTATTCCACCTCAATCTCAAGGGCAACCTTACCATCTAGTCGGTCAAGGGCTGTTTGGATAGC